GAAACCTCTCCATCGGTTGATATCATACGACAACAAATGTCTACGATTCTATTTCGATAATTGGTGCTTAACATTTTCTATTGCCAGTGGTAAAAGTGCATACTCTTTTCTTTGTATTGCTTTCGTTAATGATTCTACAGTATCTTCTGGTAAAATGGAAACTTCTCCTTGAAGAATTATTTCACCACCATCAAGTTCTTCATTTACATAATGCACTGTACAACCAGTGACCTCATCACAACTATCTATAGCTTGTTCCACTGCATGGAGACCTTTATACTTCGGAAGTAAAGAAGGATGAACATTTATAATAGGAGCAGGGAATGCATCAGGATCTTTAATCACTCTCATATATCCTGCAAGAACTATGAGATCTACTCTCCATACTCTGAAGAGTTCTATCATCTTCTCCTCATCCTTAGCATTCACATAACAATGAGGAATACCAAATTTTTCTGCTCTCTTTACTGCACCACACTTTTCTTTGTTGTGAATCATCAACACAACTTCATCCTTGTTACAGGTACGAAGGATGTTCTCGAAGTTTGTTCCGTTACCAGAACACATAACTCCTAGTCTCATTTAGTTTGCTCCGAAACAATTGCTTTTAGTTTACCATCTTCAATAGTAATATTAATTTGGTGTTGTAAATCATTATCAGTATTCATAAGTCTGATGTCTATTGCACCACCTTCACCATAACAAGACATAATCAATCTATTACAATTTATATCCCACTTTTCAGGACTCTCAGCATGTTTATATACAGGATTTGAATGCTTATCCTCATAACCTTTTATCCAAGGAGTATTTTCATTTAAATTAAACCAATTTTTCATAATGCTGGATACTCCTCATTTCTTTCTAGTTTTGTTTTCTCAGTCCTAAAATCTTCCATCAATCTTTGAACTTGTTTCTTATCAAGTCCAGCAAGGTTTTCACAGTTTTCTAAACAACGGAAAATACATTCTCTATCACTTATTGGTGGAGCAATCTCCCACCCCTGTTCATCATAATACTTCTTACCCTCAGTGACTTGTGCTTCTACTTTAGCAAGATCATGTCTTGCCTTAGAAGGATTCTTGTAACTATGCGACTTACTCACTGACTCCAATCCTCATAAGGGGGTTCTGGTTCATTAATACGATGACTAAATGCTTCCCTATCAAAATATGATGGTGGTAATGGTTTAACATCATCATATGCACCTGCTAACCTCCTCTTATGTTCTCTTTCGTCTAACACTTCATTGATAAGTATCTTCAACTCTTTAACCATCTCAGGAGTGTGTAACCTACGAGGAACAATCATCATAGGTTTATGTTTCTGTGGTTTATTAGACCCTTTGTAATTAGGATCAACAGGACCACTCATCCCTTGAGTATCTATCTTACTCATAACGCATTCCCATTCTTATCAAGTAAACCCATCTTCTTTACTTGACCTAAATTAGATTTCTGACTCTTCTTAATTTTCTTATACTCTTTAAGCAATTTATCTACTTCATCCTGAGGTATACTAACTTTTAATTCTTCCTCTCCTTCTTTCGGAACAAAACCCAGACCACCTTTCTTAGTCTCTTCTTGTGCATCAACATAATCGTTTATATTATCCTGAATTTCATCACGGATAAGTGCATTTATCTGAGCACGAATTTGATCATCACTTAGGTTCATTACTTCCTCTTCCTCTTTCTTTCAGGTGGTTTCTTAGCTCCCCATAGATTAGGTCGGATTGTACCAGCACCATAATCAATTTTCTGAACTACACCCTTTCCATACCTATCATAATACATATCAAAAACATTTACCATCTTCTCTGAACGAGTTACATCTAAATGTTCTTTACCATCTACAGTATAGAATACATTAAAAGCATCTGTAGGGAGTTGCCTATCATCAGCCTTTTCTTTGGTAGTCTTTTCTAAGATAATCTCACAAGAATATACAGATGTATCAAACTTTTTCTCAGGTTTCTTAGCTTCTTCTACTACTGGTTTATCTGTTTTGGTTGTCATGAACGACCTCCCCATTGAATATCTGGATATGCTTCAGCAACTACTTCTTGAGATATATTATACTTGTCAGATAAATTCTTATCCTTCACAAGAATCAATATCTGAGCATCTTTAGGATGAAGTCCTTGTAGTAGATTAATGAATATCATTTCCCTACGAGTCTTAGTAAGACCATCATTACCACCTTTCACAAAATTATAAAGAGTCGTATACTCTCTCCTCAGAGATGTTTTATTCCTACCATCTAAGTCTTGACCTGTCGCTGATTCGCCTCCTGCTGCCTCTCTAGCAAGGTTGTCTGATAAAGAACCCATATATACAGTCTGATCCTCTGTCTCGCCGTATGGGACATCTCCTTCAGGTAATAGACTGATCACTGTCTCATCAAAATTCCATATAAAAATAACCTTTAAAGAATCATGCTCATATTTTTTAAGTGCTTCAATCTTTCTTACCTTAGTTTTCTGTTTAGAAACTACTTCCAAAACCTCATGCACAAATGGGTTAACAGGAAGGTCAGGTAAAGCAGCAGGTGGTTTAGGATCTGCTACTTTAATAGTTCTCTTCTTTGCCTTCGACGCTGAAGGTAATTTAGGACCATCTGTAGCATTTTTACGAGGTCTTCCTCTTCCTCTTTTAGTCGTCGTCTTCGTCGTCGGTGTTGTCATGTGTTTCAATTCTTAGGGCTAAAATTTCATCAGGAACTAACTGTCCATTTGCATCAAACATCTCTGGATGTGTGTACACTACTTGAGGTGTTGTTTCATATGAATGCTGTCTTGCCATCCATCCTATCATACCTCCTACCAATAATGCAAGAGCCGAGACAACTGTTGTAAGTGTCAAGGTTACTACTAATGTTTCTGACATGGCACTCCTCCCAGAGATTTCTATTTTTTTCTAATGTCCAAGTAAAAATTAAAGTGAAATACAATTTCTCTATTCCAAAATGAAAATAAATTTCCAAATTTTACTTGAAAGGTTTTTGGTGGTTCTGGTTTTCTCCTCCTATTTCTTAATAGTAATTCCACACCCCGATTAATTTCGGGTTTGTCATTATTTAGAGTCTTTTTTTCTTCTTCCTGGTTTTCTGTCACGACTGTACCTCCATGCATCTTCTAATATACTATACAAATAATTCTTTATCTTTCTTGCCTTTGGTTTTGGTATGTGACCATATGCCTCTCGCAATTGTTTATGATTATTATCTGCACCTCCTTTAATATACTCCTCAAGTTCCAATACTTGATCAGCTATTTCATGTGCAGTAGAACTATCAATGAAAGCATCTACTTCTTGTTTTTTTGTCTTACGATACTTGAGAAACTCATAGAATTTCAATTGCATCTTACCATCAAAGGCAAGTTCGATGGCATGTTCAATCATATCGTATACGGTTTCAAAATCTTCTTTCATCAGACCAATCTCTTCTCCTTTAGATATTGAATAGTATCTGTACATCCACCTAGATTAGTCGCATCTACAACCACTTGAGGAAAGGTTGAACCATGACCAAACTGACCATAGAATGATTCTCTATCAAAATGCTCATCAAGTTTATAAACTACATGTCTTAACTTTGCTAACTCTAACACTTGAACTACTTTCGTGCAATAAGGGCATCCTTCTTTGGAATAAACAGCAAAATTCATGTCTTCTTTATTAAGGTCGTTTAAAAATTTTATTTATTAAAACCATACTCTATAAGGTAGGTCGTTTTAGTTTTTCATCTTTCAATGAAATGATTATCCTATTGTTTTCATAATCAGCAGAGAACTCAAGTGCTGCATCATGAGGCCACATTAATTCCTCATATAATGCATTGAGTCTCTCCATATCCTCATAGAGATCATTAATATGTGGATCATCTTCCCTCATTTTTTCTTCCTCAGTGGAACATCTATAGTCCATGACGATGATTCTAACTTAACAAGATCAAAGTTCTTCTTGAACTCCTTCTCTCTTTCTTTTCGTTCCTTCTCCATTGTCAATTCAATGGTTTCAATACTTCTCTCACCATAATGAGTTTCATTTATATCTAAGTATTCTAATATAGATTCATCCACCATACTGAATAAAGAATCCCATGTTAAAGTATCTCTTAACTTAGATGCTATCATATCAATATCATTCTCATCAAGATACTCACCCTCTACTATTTTAGTAGCATAGTTTTCATACTGTGTTAAGAGTCTTGCTCTTACATCTACCAACTTGTTAAGGTTGATAGTGATCTTTACATCATCATCAATTGCCATAATTAAATTCGGGATAATCGTTTAAGAATACTCTTATATGCTGATACTATATCACCCTTATCCTTTCTGAACAAGTCTTTATCTAAACTTTCTGTAGTACCTTCTTTCCAGAGTCGCATTCCGTCAGGTGATAGTTCATCAGCCAAGAGTAAATTGCCATTAGAATCATAACCAAACTCCAATTTAAAATCAACAAGTGTAAGACCTATGGCATTAAAGATATGTTTCAGTATAGCATTAACTTCTCTTGCTTGAAAAATTAATTCATCTATCTCATCACCATATCCCATCAAGCAAATACGATCTTCTGTAAGTAAGGGGTCATCTTTAGCATCATCTTTCAAATAGAACTCAACCAAAGGGAAATTAATAATTTGACCCTCCTCTAGAGTTGTCTGTCTTACTATAGAACCAGCAGCAATGTTTCTTACCACAACTTCTATAGGGATAATCTCAACTCTCCTGCAACACATAGCTTTGTGTGTTGGCATAGTAATGTAATGAGTTCTAATACCCTCTTTCTCTAACATGAGAAAAAGTAATCTAGAAATCTCACAGCAGATAGAACCTTTACCTTCTAACCACGATTCCTTTTTACCATTACCAGCAGTAACTCTATCCTCATACTGAATAATTACCTCTTCAGGATTATCAGTTTCAAAGACAGTCTTTACTTTTCCTTTTAAAATTTCAGTCATCCTTGCCAAATCATATCAGGCATTT